AAAGGTCCATACTTTTTAACCATTGGGGCTGGAACTACTGCTTCTCCAGGTGTTAACAATGATGGAACGTTATCTTTATTTCCAGATCCTGGAACTATTGCAATACCCTTTGCATATTTCTTTGGTGTTGACATTAATCCTGGGTTATTAACGGCAAATTTAAGAGCAGCGCCAGTAGCCTGTATATATGAATTTCTTAATTGATCAAGTGCAACTTTTTGTACATTAAAGGTTTGTGTAAGCCTTGCGTGTGATTGATCTAAAGAACTTGCAACTGCAGCAGCCTCAATTTGTTCGCTAGTTAAGTATTGAGTTTGCTCTCCCAAAATTTGTGATTGTCCACCTAGTTTTAGGTAGCCACCACGAAGCATTGCAAATAGTTTTAAAATATTTGCCAAACCATTTGCCAGCAAACCGAATGTCATTAAGAGCACTGGGCCAAGGCCACCAACAACAGTTATCAATATCGTGATTGCTCTTTTAGATCCATCAGACATATCTTTAAATTTAGAAAGAAGGTTATTTACAGTTTCTAGAATTGGGGTAATTGCTTCTAAAAATGCTTGCCCAACTGGTATTAATGAAACTTTCAAATCTTCAACTGTTTTCTTAAACTTATTCATAGCGTTGTCAGCAGTAAGGCCTAATTCTTTATCTGCAGTTGATGCAAGATCAGACATAGACATTTCAGTCAAATCTAATACACGAGATGCTTGCGTACCTTCACTAACTATGTTAGCAAATAATGTTGATATACGAGAAAACTGGAACTTTCCAAATAATTGCTCAATTGCTCTAGCACGATCTAATGGCCTTAATGTGTTTAATGCCTCTGCAACTCCTAGTACAGTATTTCTTAAATCCCCGCCATTTTTTTCAACAATTCCACGTATATTGATTCCAACTGACGCAAGCATATCTGCTGCTTTTGCACTTGGATTAATAATAGAAGCAAGACCAGACTTTAGAGCGTTAGCGCCTTCTGCTGCATTAATACCGCCTTCTTTCATGGCAGTCATAAAGAATGCTAAATCTTTAACATCTCCACCTAAAGACTTTACAATTGGCGCTGCAATTGGTATTGCTGTTGTTACATCGTCAAGAGATAAAACTGTCTGGTTTTCAACAGAGTTGAGAAAGTTAATGGAGTCTGCAAGATCTTTATTAGAAATTTGAAATGCATTTTGTAAAGCAATCGTAGTTTCTAATGCTTTTTGTTGCTCAATTTGTCCAAGCACGGAAAGTCTGGTTGCTTGCTCTGTTTGTGCTTGTAAGTCAGCACCTTTAAAACCTGCTGCTGCTGCATCTGCTGCAAGACCAACTGTTTTAGAAGCGGCAATTCCATACTTTGTATATGAATTTGCTAAAGCATTTATTCCATCTAGGGCTGCTTGAGTTTCTTCTTTTGGAGTTAACAAATCTCCATAAACTTTTCTAAACTTAAGGGCTGCAGTCTCCATGTCCATGAATGCTTTTGCTGCAGTAGATCCAAGCATGGCCAATGGCAAAGTAAAACCAACCATTAACTGACGGCCAGCCCACTGTGTATTTTTACCAAAATTTAATAAATTTGTTGATCCTTGCTTTAATAGTTGATTAAAAAGTTGTTGTTTTTGTGCAGCAAGTTGCATTTTTGTTGCATAGTCATCCATGTTAAGTTGTTTTGGAGTGATTGCCATTGCTTGCATAGCGCCTTTGGCATCTCTACCCATTTTAATATATTGGGTTTGCATTTTCTTAACACGATCTTCTGCAACCTGTGAGATCGTGTCAAACTCTGTTCTAAATAATTTACCAAACGTCCTTGTTGATCCTGCTGCATATCTAAAATATTGCCTTATGCTAAATTTATTTTTTTCTAAAGAATTCGTAAACGCTTCTGTAGATGTTTTAATTGTTCGCATCTCAGCAGAAAATCTGCCCGTTGCATTAATAGCATTGAGCAGATCTGTCTGTAATGTGCGTTGTGCCAGTGCTGCCTGAGCACTAGACTTTGCTATATTAGTATGGAATAAAGATATCTGTCGTTGTAGAGACTTTAATTCCGAGAGTGCCTGAGAGGAGTCAATACTGACTTTAATGTTAGCATTAACATCACTCATTCATTTCTACCCCCTATTTATTAATTGCCAAGCGCAGTATTAAGAAGATTACTTTCTCCTAGATTCGTGCCACTTGCTGCTTCAATAATTTTATATAGAGTTGGAAGATCTAAATTTTCTTCTAACGCCTCTCTGTCTTTAGCCAGTTCTGGCTTATACTGTTCCATTGCAATTTGTACACAGTCTAGTAAGATATCCATAGATTTATCATTGTCGTCTGATACCTTTGCAATACCCTCAAATGTAACTAAAAATTTTCTCAATAAAGAAATTTTAAGTGGACGTACCTCAATTTGAGTTCCATCAATTAATGTGATTTTATCTTTAGTGCCTGTTGCCACTATTCCTCCTTAAGGATTTGTTTATAACAATTATAGCATGAATCGTCTTATTTTTTTACGTTAAATTTTCGTAATCTAGACCCATTCCTATTCCAAACCCTGCACGTGCTGCTTTTGAGCCTTTAAAAGATAAAATATCTTTGTCGTCTCTACCCTCATTGAATACTTTATTTTTTAGTTTGACCCATGCATCTTCTTCTTTTGGCTTGTCCTTTTCAAGATCTACCCCTTGAATTGCAGCCAAGAATTTTTTTTCTTCATAATCCATTTCTCTTTTTGATTCCAAGATGGCCATTAACTCTGGCATAGATATAGAAGATTCAAGTTCTCTGTAGTCTTTCCAGATTCCAAGCAGAAATGCCTCTGATTCTAATTTAACCAAATCTAAAGTTTCCCAGGTTTGTCCGCTATCCACTGCTTGATCTTTTACTGACTCTTCAGATTTTTTGTTAATTTTAATTCCAGCCCCAATATCAACAATATCATAAATAGTTGGAAGGTCAAAATTATCTTCTATATCATCTGTGGATCTAGAAAAAGTTGGATGAAATTGTTTCATTGATATCTGAGCACACTTTACCAAAATTGCAATAGATTCGTCATCGCTATTAGATTTTTTAATAGGTTCAAAAGTTGTCATAAATTCTCTTAAATATTTTATTTTTAACGGAGATATTTCAATTTCTACTCCATCAAGAGTATTGATATTTTTACTTTCATATACTGTAGTTGGCATTCTTCTATTATATCAAAAAAGACCCACCAGTGTAACCAGTGGGCCTTTCCTGTTTTGCTTTGTTAAGATTATGAACTTTGTACTGTGCGATCGATAATCTTTCCGTATGAACCAGAGTTATCTTCTGGTAGAAGACGGAATGTAACGTCAAACATTGTTGCTGTGTCACGCTTTGCAGATACTGTAACATTTTCAATAGAAAGTGCACGGTATGCAATATAAACACGCTCAACAGATGATGAGTCCTCACAGTCGCCTGTTCCTGGACCAACTGCAATTAAAGCACGCTCTACTGGACATTCACCAATATCGCCTGACGCAAGGTTAAGTGAGCGTCCTGCTGATGTTGACTTTGTTCCTGAAAGATCATCGCTTTGTCCTGCAATTGAAAATAGTAGATTTTCTAAAGTTGCTTCTGCAAAAGAGGTAGCAAGAGTTACCTGCATTCCTTGTTTGTAGAGTTTAGCAACGTCAAGAATTTGATCTACTTGTACTTCGCCGAAATCAGGTTGGAATGTGATTTCGATACCATTACTTGTATAGCCGACGTTTTCGATTCCAGCAGCAATATTTGCTGTGTTAGACAAAGTCTCTTTGTAAGACTGTGTCGAGACAAACGCAGGAATAGTACCTGGTGTCAATGTACTATCTGCTGTAAATAATGCAGCAGCGCCAACGATAATATCGCTAGATGTACCTCTTGTATATGCCATTTATTTCACCTCTTTTTTTGGTTAATATATGGACGATTTGTTTCCTCGCCATAATTATACAGCCTTTTTGTTATAGTTATTTTGTCTATCCTTCAAGAAATTCTGGATTATCCTTAAGGTGGTAGTCATATTCAACTATATATTTATGAATGCTGCCCCTTCTATAGTCGTCTAGGTCTACCAAGTCTTGCGATTCATCTGCTTGGAACACCCTCATGCTTCTAAAAAATACTTTCATTGGCAAACCTTTATTTTGCAGGGCTGTCTTATTTTCATGCATCCATTTATTAAGGTCTTGGCCAGAATAGTCTTCTCTATCTAAGACCTGAAAAATAACACTTCCTATGTTTGAAACATTAGATATATCTCCATAGATTGTATACAAAACCTGCTCTCTTTTTCCGACAGGGAAAGAATTGTTTCTTAGTCTTATCATTCTGTCATAAAAGACAATTGCTGGTAGGTTTTGAGATTCTGATAACTGCAACTGCTCATAAATATCGGAAACGTTTACTGCTTGACCAGCAGGGAAAAATGGTATAAAACTAGGGAGATCAGACTTGGCCATATTTATATCGTCATATTTACTAAATTGCTCATATAGATACTCATTGATGTACGATGCTGGAAAGTCAAAGGTGTCTCTTGCTAATACCATGTTACTATTCTACCTCAACTTTTGCATTAGTGATCCATCTAAATCCCGTCGATTGTCCGACTGACTTTCCTGCCTTTACGCCTGCTCTAAAATTTTTCTTGTATATCTGAGGGTTGCTTAAATAATCATATAGGCCAGTTACTGTTAAAAATGATTGAGCAAAATATCTTGTTATAAAGGTATCAAATGTTTGTTCGTAAGAACCTTTGACTTCTCTTCCTCCAGGAAATTGATTAACAATAGGTTTTTTAGTATAAACTAAAGTTCCATTATTTTCAAATACTAAAGGCTTATTTCCTTTAGGTCTAATTACAACTGGAACTCCATCTTCCATTATTTTTGCCTTATTGTAAAATGGTTCATAAGATCCAGACTGTACTGATGTTGATTGTCTAAAGTTAGAATCAATAGATAGACCTAAATTAGTTATCCTATACTGAACATCAAATAATCGTGCATCTCTGCTTCCAGTTTTAGACCATTCATATACGTGATGCAAAGATTGTGGATTGCTTCTTGCCATTGCATCAATGTATAACTTTAAAGCCTCTACTGTTCCTTTACCAAGATTATCTAAAAATATCTTTTTACCAGACTCAGCGCCTTCTAAAAATCCTAAAGAGTATTCGACTAGATTGTCTATTTGTCTTTCAAATTCTAAGGTATTTAATCTAACACGCATTAGTCTACCGATGCTTGGCTTTCCGTACGTCGCCAAACCATCTGATAAGATTCAATATTTCCAAATGGTCCAACGAATGGCTGTATTGTTGCAATTTCATATATTGTTCCTTTGCCTGCACGAATACCAGATGTTTCCTTATATATTAAATTATTATGTCTATCTCTTACATTAGTAATAACAATATCTGTAATTCCATACGACTTGTCTAGGGATGAAACTCTTAAATCTGTTAGCGATCTGGAATTGAGTTTATTGTTAAGTTGTGAAATCATTTTCGGGTCTAGTTCTTCAATATTTTTTCTAGCAGCGGGGGCAGCATTACATGCAATAGTTCTATCAAGAACCCATTCTTTTTTTATTTCTCCAAAGCCACCTTGACTAGATATTGCATAATAAATATCTGCACACATTGGATGAACAAAGTCGTTTGGTTCGCATATCATTAAATCATCCCTGGCCTAACAACGTTCTTTAAATATTTATCTAAAATTTTATCAACTATCAGATTTCCAGTTCCTGACAATACGCTTTTATCAAATTGAATTTTATATTGATCGGTATTGTATGATGTTACGTATCTCTTGTAATAATCTAATTTACCGCACTTTAAATCCTCAATTAATAACTTTGTTGCATATTCAACATCAGAAGGAACTGTTTTATATCCAGAATCTAATACAAATATATAATCATAGCCTCTTGGAAAATCAACAATTCTTCCGCTGCCGACAGAGCCTAAATCGCCATAGGCTGGTGGCAAAACTATTGCTCCTTGCTCTATACGATTATATTCTGAATCAAAAACACGTTGAACTCCAGAGTTATCTGCTGTAATATTAAATGAATAGATGTTGTCTTCTGGTGTTTCAAAATCAAAAATTAAAACATTGTTTTCATAAACTTTTAGTATTTTGTTAAAGTTGTTCCAGATGTTAAAGTAATCTGACCCCTGGCCTACCCCTTGTACTACCTGCTTTGAATTATAAAAGCCATCGGTAACAATGGTGTCAATAATTGATCTAGCGACCATTTCTAACTGTGTATATTCCGCAATTTCTGAAGCAGTAGATCCTAAAGAATTTGGGTCTACGTATGGCCTTGTAATTTCAACAACGTCTTCTATTACAATGTCTTCATCTTCATCTAAAATTTGAAATAAAAACTTTCTATCTAGCAGTAAATCTGTTTTATCAAAAGTATAAGAAACAACCTTGGAGTTGGCTGTAGTTGTTACGTTTGAAGTTTCCATTACGTGATCTACTAAATCTTCAACATAAATTGTATAGTCAGAGTTTAACTCTGGCATTTCCCAGGTAGTTAATTTTGGATATGGGGGCACCCTTAAAATGTCCATTTTATAGACCGTATTCCTTTGCTACCTCTTCAGGATTAGCGATTCTGACTCCTGGCTTAGTCATCCATTTTTCTGCATTATGTCGTTCTACAATATTAAATCCTTTTAAAATTTTACCTACGCCAGACCAGTATATATTTTTAGGAGAATGTATTGCTACTAAATCTTTTATTGCTTTTTCTTTTTTCTCTTTTGCTTCTAAAATAGGTTCTGAAGATACCGAAACCGTGCCAAATATGCCATTACCAATAGAGCCAAGGGCTTGTTTATTTTTTTCTTTGACATCAGACATAGTATCCTCCTTGTTGTATTATATCATTATAAAATAGAAAGGGGGACAAGAGAATTAACTCTCATCCCCCCTAAAACTGTTTACAGATTAGGAATCTGAAGCAGCATCAGCGAATGCAATTGCATCCTGCTCTTCCCATTGAAGTCCGAAACGAACAAATACAGTATATTCTACTGTGTCTTTCTTCGCTACATATTCACGGTTTACTGTGATGTCTCTTTGGAAACCCCATACACGGTTGGCAGGGAATGTTAAATCAACATATCCTGCTGGGTAGTAAGGAACTTCTTGAACGTCAACACCTAGAACACGAGTTGTACGTGCTCCACCGAATGTTTGACCCAAACCATCTAAGTAGTTTTGACGATTTGCCTGTGTGCTTCCTGGTACTTGACCAGCAAAAGCCTCAGCAACTGCATCTGCAAGAGTACCATTGTTCTTAACAATACCTTGGAAAGCATCTGTACCAGCATAGAACTTTAGGTTCTGCTTGATAGCACGATACTTACGTGGCATTGCTAGGATGATGTCTTGCATAACGCCTGTTGTCCAAGCATTGTCTGCTACAGTGACTTCTGCTTCGTGAGCATCGCCATCTGTCTTAACTTTATTAACGAAACCTTCCATAATTGAAAGGAATGATCCTGTTGCACCGTCACCATTAATGGCTAGATCTTCAATATCATTACCAAATGCGTTTGTCATAAGACGAACAACATGGTCTTCTAGGGCTGCACCTTCGATGTTATCTTCTAGTGCTTCTGCAGAAACTTCCCAATCTAGACGAATCTTCTTGGTTGTAAGTTCTACCTTACTGAATGTTGCTCCAGCGTTGGTATAGTCACCAACTGCTTGTGAAGCAGCACGAATTACACGCTCACCAACGTTAACTTTTTCAAGTTCCATTGTGTTAGCACGCATTGTTACACGACGGCCATCCTGTGCTAGTACTGTTGCATCCCAAACATAGTCGATAAAACGACGTGCTTGTTCTGGACGAAGAATACCGCTACCAGCATCACCTGAAGGGTTTACTGCGTTTGCACCTGTTGTGACTCCTGATAGAGCAACTGGAATATTTCCAATTACGCCACCGTCAGAGTAATTGCCTGGTACGTTTGCTGCTGTGTCTGATCCTGATGCGAATGCGCCTTGGCCTTGATAAAGACCTGGAGCAGTTCCACCAAGTTGACCAGATGTACCTGGCTGATTTTTCTTGATTTCTTCCGACATTATTACACCTCCTAGTGATTTAAACTTATCGAAATAAGTCGGCTGTTTTGAGGAAACGACCGCCCCATAGGGATTTTTCAACCATTTCTGGTTGTTCCTGAATAATCTCTCCGAGATCTCCAGATTTTCGGAATGCGGTATCTGCTTCAACAGCGTCAACACGTTTTCCAAACTCATTAAATTCATCTTTTGCTGCAGAAACATCTTGTGATACTGCATCAATAGATTTTGTTATTGCATTTACCTGCTCTTGTAGAGACTTAACGGTTGCAACTAGATCGCTAAAGGCTGATGTAAGAGTATTATTAATTTCTGTAACTGCTTCTGCAATCACTACGTCATTTTTGGATACTTCTTCAGTTTTTACTTCTTCCACTGCTGAATCAGACTTTTCAATTTCTTCTACTACGACTTCTTCAGCCTTAGTAACTTCTGCTGTAATCTGATTATCTAATGAAGTTGCTTCTGCTACAACGTCTTCTGACTTTGTAACTTCAGCAGTTTCAACTGTGGTTTCTGCCTCTGGAGCGACCTGAACATCTTCAACTACAACATCAGTCTTCTCTACGATTTCTTCTGTTGTGTTTTTTGTTGATTTTGCCATAGGATTTTCCTCCTTTTGTATCTTAGAAGTATCAGTGCCTTTAGCACTTGCAACTAAGAATTTGATCATGTTTGTTTTCTCGTTGTCTGTTTTTTCAACGAAACCTATATTTTGCATTTGATTGCCAGTTGTTGGGCTAACCTCTGAATCATTTTCTGAAACCATAACGACTCCAGATTCTTTATCCCAAAAAACATTTTCAATTACAGTGTCCATACCCTTAACAACATCGACGCCGTCAACTTTTTCTACAGAAACAATATTTGCAAATTGATTTGCAGGACTATCAACTAAAGATAGTTCAACTAAATCGTAATCTTTAATAATTCTAATTTGTTTATCCATTTTTTCATCATAGCCATCGTCCCACTTGTTCATTCTTCCACCAATTGAAAAGCCTGTGTATGTTCCGTCAAGAACTTTTTCCCATGCATCTTGTGCACCTTTTGAAATGTATGCAGATACAACTACGCCATTGTACATTTTTTCTGAATCTGAATCATAATATTTATCTTCTTTAAATGAAACCATTTTGCCAACAGCGGATGGTTGATGCATTTCACGAATGTTTCCACGGAATTTTTTGAATGCTTTAATGCTTGCCTCTGTTGTAACGATGTCATCTTGTTTATCTACATTGTCAAGTGTGGCAAAGCCTGAGACTGTACGTCTCTCTTTATCTACCTTACTAAAAGGCATTGAAAGGCGAAGTTGTTCGCCCTGGGTATCCCAATGGGCTTTTGATATAATCATACTAGTATATATTATAGGGCACTTTTTTTCATTATCTCACTTATTGAGATGCCCTGCCCTCTCCCTTTGGATTTCTTCCAGCAACTGTCGCTGCGCCATCGGATTGATTATTAACTCTTTCAGAATCTCTTTGCCTGTTGGTAGTTTCATTTGCTGCGTCTTGTGGCTTTAATTGAAATGGTTCATCCCCATATGATACCTGTGGCAAACCAAGTTGCTGTCTTGCCTCATTAGGAAGCATGACCTGTGTTTTTACATATCTTTCAAGTATCTGTGACTGAGCAATTTCATCTGTAAGCGTTAACTCGTTAAACTTAAACTCTAAAATATCTGTTCTTTCACGAATTACCTTATTGATCATTTTTTCAAGTTGGCGTTGTGCTGGACGAGCAACTTGCTCTTTGAATGTACGATCTTGTGATAAGGCTGCTGCAATTCCAGAAGCATCGGAACCGCCTAACTTTGAAAGAGGAACTTGGTGAGCAACTAAAATATCATCACGATTTTGTTTTCTATATTCTTTGAAAGATCCATCCTGGATACCATTTTCAATTGGCTCCATCTTAAATTCAACCTTGCTGTTATCACTATCACCTGGAAGTGGTATATACAAGGTTCTATGTGACTGACCTTTTAAGTTTGTTTGTAAAAATCTAAACATTTTGTCTTCGGCATCGGCAGATAGTTTAGCACCTTTAAGAGTTACAACATATCTTGGTACCGCCTTATTAGAAAAATAGTCAATGTTATATTGAGATGCTAATTGATCTCCATGCAAAGATGATATAGCAGAAATAATGTCTGGTACTCCATAAAATGTGTTTAGCGGTGAGTATTGTTTAAAATGAATAATTTCATTTGGACGATTATCGGATGTTACTGGGTTAGGATTTTTTGCTCCAAAGTTTCTAAAATAAACAACTTTGTTTGCAATAATTTGAACAAATCCATCACGCATACGACGCACACGCATAGTTGTTGATGGTATATGTCCAATGTAGCCAATCTCTCCCCTTACTGTTCTACCAACTTCTAAGTATCCATTTCCAGTTGCCTGAACATCTGTATAAACCTTTTCCATTGTTGTTGTAAAAGAGTCATCATTGTTTAAACTCTCCAGCCAGTCTGTAAGTTCAATTTTTGATCTTTCAATTCGTTTACGAGCACGATCTGTAGCCTCTCCATCAATTGAAGATTCTAACTTAAGCATTGTCCTAGGAGAAATTTCAAATTTATATCCTAGTCCAACAATATTTTCTACTTTAGCGTCAATTGCTGCATGGTTAGCAAAAGAAGTATCATAAAAATTTGCAAGTTCATAAACATTCCATGGTGGAGTAATTACATCAAAAAGTCCATAAGCATTACGATATAAAACTCCTGGGTTAATCTCTTTAGATTGTGCTCCATTAATTCCTGAGTTAACTGCAAGAGCGCTATCCATGTATGCTGGCGTTGCTTCTACCTTAGACATTCTTGCTGCACGTCTTTTAAAGTTATTGTCCAATCCAGATAAATTTTTTAATTGTTCCCACGTGTTATTAAAAGGATCACTTTTTTTAAATTCATTTGCAGGCTCTTCGATGTCGTCAATCCTTGCGCCAATTCTATACTCTACTTGATCACTCATTATTCCTCACTTCCCCATTTTTTGACAGTTTGCTGTGCTGCGTGCACTGCTCCTAAATCATTCATGCTTGGGATCAAACCTTCTGCCATTCTTTGCTTTTGCTCTGAGTACTCTTCTTCTGATATACGATTAAGCCCTGGAACAAAAACACAGTCACCATCTCCAGGATCTCCATAATGTTTTGCTGCTTCTTTTAATTTTGACATACTGGATAGGTCCCCCTTCATTGATGGAATGTTTAAAACTGATCCAGTGCCGTCAGTAAACCATTTTCCGTCAGCCTTTTTGTATACATACAGGCCCCAATCATACATTTTATCTATAACTTTAATGCGAGATTCGCCAATTTGGCCCTTCATTTTGGGCAGTTGTTTACGCTTTTTATGATTATTTGCAGATTTCATAACCATCAGTATACCATACTATACTGGTATTTCAGTCTTTGTTTGCCACGCAGTATCCGAAAATATCTTAATTGAATCTCCTACAAAATTTAGACCTTCTGTAGTGTTGCTATCAACAACAATCTTATTTCTTCCTATGTATTTTTTATAAACAATGGATGGATCAACTCCGTATAACTCTGAAGACTCCGCAACTAAAACTCCATTCCAGTTGTAGGAAGAGTACCAGTATGACCAAAATAGGTCAACTATTCCGTTATTTTTAATCCTGAGCCAAGGCCTATAAATTTTACTTTGAATTTCCTGCAAGTCTGTAGCCTGATAATTTGTAATACTATTAAATACAAAAGGCCCATTTAAATTTATTGAGCCCAGAAAATTATTTAAATCAAGGCTGCTGGCAAATGAAACACCAAAAACTGCCCACTCTTTTGCCTCAATTACTGGATCTTTTACCAGGTTGCCATTAATATAAAATGCTAGCCCGTTTACTGCCTGACCAGTGCTTTTATTAAGTGCAAACACTTTTCCTCTGTCGCCCTTTTCGCTTACAGCAGAAACATAGAATTGAATAGTATCGTTTTTATGTTGTAACTCGCAAACTTGCGTCGCTCCATATGGGAATTTATCAAAATCATACCTTAGCCACATCTGGAATGCAGATATCTTATAATTATTAGATGTGCTTCTATTTAATGGAATTCCTATTCCCCTGTTAATAAATGGGCTAAAAGAACCTCTTATTTCTATTCCACTTTTTCGTGTTGAGTATAAATATGGAACGCTTTCTTTTGTAATGCTGATTGGATTCTTTGCTTTATAATCAAAATAAATACCCGTTTTTTTGTATGGATAAATAGGAAGGCCAAATCTAGTTCCTATACTTTTTGCAGAGTTGTGATCAAATGCCTGAGAAGATATTTCTAATTTTTTTAGTGCAATATTTTTATATTGTGTACCCTGAAGATTTGTAACTAAATGAACAACTATTGCCAAGTCATTAAAGTTTAGCCCTGCGGGTGGGTAAATTATTGTGTTATCTGCAACTTCAAATACAGTATTTTGCCAATTCGGATAGTTTGACATGTTTAAAATTTTGTCATTTCTAATTGGGCTAACATATGTAAAATTTTTAAAGTTTTTATTTGCTCCAGCACTTATATACTGAAAACTTATGTAACTCTTTATACTTGAACTTTCCGTATTATAGAAATATGTCTTTGTAGATTTTTGCTCAATATCTTGATAATTTTCCCAACCAGAGAACAGGGCATTGTCTAATTGTGCATATGTTCTTTGAACTGTATGATCATACTCTAATTCTAAAGAGTCATAGTCCCAACTAGCGGTTTGTTCTGTTGAGTAAACAATAGTAGGGGATGGGTAATCTATATTAAACTGCAACATATCAAGATCATAAATTCTCTTTCCACTGGGGTCATCTACGTAGGAGGCAAAATATGACAAGGGGATGTAGTCTTCCCAATATCCTGCTGAAGAAATATCTAAATAGTAATTATTGTAATGAAGGAATCCTTGTAGAGTGTATGTGGCTGTGTGATTTAAAAAATCTTCTCCTAAATCAATATCGCATAACCCATTATTTAAAAAATGTTGATTAACTGTATTTACGTTGTAATTGCTAAAAATATGAAATTTATAAAATTTTCCTTCAAAATTTTCATTTCCATTTTGATTTGCGCCAATATATATCTTTAATGAATTCTTGTTTCCAAAAAACTCATCAAGATTTGAACCAAAATAAGATATCATTTTGTCAAGTTTAAACCCTACGGGAATATAAGTATCTAAACTTATTTCATCAAATACGTTTAATGTAGTTAGATTGTTGTCATAATAAAAATAATATTTTATTTCTAGATCTTCTAGAGTGGCTTTAAAATAATTTTCAGTATTTGAATCATAAACTGTAAATATTGTTTGTACATTGTCTTTGTTCAAGTCAAACTTAATAACAGCAGACAATCCATGGATCTCGTCGTCAATCATTGAAAAATTATCGAAATATGCGTAGGTCTTTTTGTTATTCCATGCTGAGTTTGGCCTAAAAGAAAAATATGTTTTTGTTTCATCTTGAATATCATAATTATCACTTACAAAATTTAATTCTGTTTTATCGTCTAAAAATAACGTTGGAAGTTTATGTGTAGACAAAGACAATGTTTTTTCTGTTGCAGACATATTGTCAGAGATTCCTTGATTCCAACTTCCATTATTTGGATATGAATAATTTGAAGTATATTCTGAATATGGATAATCTATATAAATTGATGATGCCCCGTAGGCTGAGTTAATTGTTTCTGGAGATATAACCGCCTGACCGTAAGCCAGTCTTTTTTTAGCAATTAATGTGGGTACTATATAAGAGTATACGGCAATACAATCTATCTCATATGGACTAACGTCTTCATAAGAATAAAATCCAAGCCAGTCTAATTCTTTTCCTGAATCATTAAATTCTAATGGTAATTCTAACTCTGATTGCTTTAAGTTTAAAATAATTACTTGTTCGCCATTAACAATTAACGATGCTGTGTTTTGTGTAATTGTAATCTGAATAAGCATTGGTCTATACCACTCGCCAACATAATGAGAGGCAAAGTGTTTGCCAATAGACAAACTAATAAAAGCATCTTCAACATATAGGCCATCTTCTGATCCTATTGGACCAAAAATTCTTGTTGGCTCTTTAATGTCAGAGTTTATTCTCATCCACATTTCAACTGTGTAGTCTTTGTACCTTCCAGTTTCATTTAAAAAGCCAAAACCTGGAATGATTAATGATGGCATCCCTGCATTTGGAATAATCTTAGTAACACTATCTGATCCGTATACCATAGGAACACTTGTGTTTTTAGCACAAAGTCTATTATTATTTATTAAATAGTAGCCATTTTTTATTCCAGAGATATACGAGTTTGCCTCTACGCATTTGGTAATTCCTGATAAAGCAATAGTACTTGGAAGCGGTAAAGATGTTGCCCCTAAAGAGGTTGTATTAAAGTTTTCTGAGCATTGGCCTAGCGTAAATCCATTAGTAAAAATCTTATAGTTGTCAATATTGGATGCGCCACCGTTAAACTCAATTTTTATGAATGGCCTAAAAGATGTGCTCTGAGATGGGTATGTGGAGTTGTGAGATAAAAAAATCCATTTTTGTGAAATATCAGTTACATACTTTGTAATGCTTTCTACTGTTTCTCCAGAGGATGTGTCATTATATTCAAACCCTATCGATATTGACTTTAAGTATGCACTTTCAGTATAAAAATAACATCCAGATGTTAGGGTTGCTAGGCTGGAATTTAATTCATCTAAATCAATTAGGTCTGCACCTACAAATTTTATTTCCTTAGAAACTTCTAGGAAATCATCAAATTGTATTTCATTTAAGTAACTACTTAAAAATGGTTTGTTTAAATCTGTATTGCTTGTAGTTACAGATGCGTCTAAAAAGTTCCATCCAGCCAAATTTCTTTGATTATTGGATACTAAAGATAAATAATCAACATTATCATCTAGCGACCACAACCCTATTGGATGTTCGGCAAAAATTTTTTCTGCATAAAGGTTTGATTGAATAGACATTGTTAGTCTATTTTATCATATTAAAGGTTTTTAAACCTTGGATTTCCCCAAGTGATCTCGTTGTATTTTAATCCAGGGTACGGAGACTCTCCTACTGGAGCATTCCAAAAATCAGAAACAAATAAGTCGCCCTCATCTATTGTGGTTATCTCTCTTTGAAACTCTTCTGTCTCTGGAAATATAACGCAGTCTCCTGGCTTTAGATCTACGGCAATTTTATAGTTTTTAAATTTAAGTTCTCCCCCCGAATGTGAGTCTGTCCATTTTAAGATAGACCTAAATACATTCTTTGGTCTATTTGTAGACCATTGCATAGGAAAAGTTCTTTCATTGGTAAGTCTAAAAATATAACTTTTTCCAAGAATTGGAGGATCATAAAAAATTTTAGTCATGTCACTAACCGCAACCCCTATTGCAGTTACATATTTTTCAAAAACAGCAACAACTTCTCTTGTCATATCTCCATACGTGGCTATGTCAAATTCAACGTTATGTTGTGAGTATAGTGGATCATGAAGAGGAATGTGGTCTTCTTTTGTTTGAAACTTTACAGTATTAATAAAATCTTGAACTAACTTAATATCTTCTGCTGTAGCAACATTAATTATTTGATAAGTCATAACAATTCCTTTACTTTCTTGATTTTAATTATAGCACATTAAGGGCTAGTTTCTAGGAATCCACAACTTTTCATTACCCTTGTTATGATACCTTGCCATTACGAAAAGTAAATCTGATAGCCTATTTAAATATTTTGCAATGTTTATATTTATGCCTTCTACCTTCCAAACCTCACGCTCTGCTCTTCTGACAATAGTTCTTGCATTGTGCAAAGGTCCTGTAGGCAAAACAAAAGAATGAAGTGGTTCAAGGTATTCGTTGTAATCATCAATTATATTTTCTAAGTGAGTAATTCTATCTTCTGATATTGTTATTGTTGGGGCACCAGATAACTCTGCACCAAGATCAAATAGGTCACTCTGTATTCTGTCTATAATGTCATTATGGTATTCCGTCGCCATTCCAATAGCGGAGTTGGCTTCATCTACTGCACCTATTGCTTCAATTAAAGAACTGCTTTTGTCTATTCTTTCATTTGTAGCGGTAGAGGTTTTTCCATCATCGCCAGTCTTTGTATAAATACGAGTTAAGTGAACCATTAGTGTCCTGTCAAAGAACGCCAGATATCAACTGTAATATTGTTGGCTATATAAAGTCCAACCAAATTTATAACCAATTGAAATGCGTGCTCAATTTTAGTAGGTTTCTTTTTTTGTAACGGAAACTCTATAACGTTATCTAATTCTTTATAGGCTAATCTCATGGAAACTTTAACTCTCCTTTAGGACCAGTCCAGACTAACCCTATTGAATCTCCTTGATTTAATATTTGTTGATCAACTGCTAGTTGTCCCCAACCCCACTCATTAAGTGGAAGAGGAATTTTTTGTTTTTCTTTAATTATGATTGCCCAATACGCTTCTGCGGGTGGCATAACTTCACAAGACTCTGCCTTTTTATCTGGCAAACCATTAACTCTGCAAACTACGCCAAGTCCATACTTTTTAGTACCTTCTATTTTAAGGTTGGCTTGTTTTAAAACATCTAAAGCAAGAATGCTGCTAGATGATTCTATACATTTTTCTAACTTTGTTTGATTATCCAAAACTCCATAATCAACATAAAGGTTTATGCAGTTGTCATCTGGTTTGTTTATAACAAACAGTGTTGCTCCAACTACTATAAAAATTGCTAATGATGTTAGTATTTTTTTCATTTTATCTCCCTTAGTAAAACTTAATTTCACAAGCATCTGTGCTGCAATACGCCTCACCTAGTGATTCTAGATTTTCTACACCATCATAAATTGCAGACCAATCAATTTTTCCAATCTTGCCTACGTAAGAATTATATTCTTCTCTTGTAATATTATTGTATGGTTGTTGCGGAAATGTTTCATTACCCATAGGTAGAAACGAAACAGCCTTTAATTCTCCTTCATAAAGATGAAGCGCTGGGGCAACATGCTTTTTTTCTGTTTCTTTGTCAAACGACAATGTTACAGATACTCCATTATCAGACCAATACTTTTGAGCGGTAGCGGCCAAACCAATCTTTTCAAAAAGACTTACATCTTTTTCGGAACGCAGATGCTCAGATGCTACTGGAAAATAAACAACTGATGTGTTAGCCGACACTAAATCTGCTTCAACTTTATATCCTGCTGTTTTAAGTAAATAAAGCATTGGATCTGTATTGCCAAACCTTATAGCACGTAAATAAAATGCTCCTCCTGGCCCCCAATGAACTCCTGGCGTTGCACCAGATAGTAGTGATACAGATCCTGAAGGTTTTACGGTAGTTACACGAATTGATTCACGAACACACAACCATTCAGAATATTTTTTATCATACCCTCGAATTTTATTATATCCAGAATCCATCCAGTCACGAAGTGCTGGCATCCCCTTTGTGTCGGCAAAAGATGCTATACCAGTTAAAGATGTTCCAATGCGACGATTACGTTGCATAATTCCATTTGTAATTTGCCAATGTGTTGGCATAAGAGTGACAGTCTTGCCATATAAATAAGCAAACTTTAATGTACGAAGAAAATCTTCTCTGTCATCATGACGATTTAGGTGAACTTCTACTAACGTACATAATTCATAAGACTCTAATGGTTGTTCTGCACATGGATTAAAACCCATTACACGATAGTCTTTACCATCTGGTGCATCTGCTAGTCTTCCGTAATTACGAGCAACGTCTAGCCAAATAAATCCTGGCTCTCCATTGTCTGCAATTAAATCAACATAGTCTTCATAGTTTGTTCCAACTTCTGCAGCAATAGAGTTGTTAGACATCCAAGCCCATCCTGGATTTTTTGGATCATAAGAGTTACGCTCTGGAAAAACCTCTGCATTTTTTAAATTACTAAAATCTTTATCTTCAGGATTTCCTAAAGCGAGGGTAGCAGAACGACGAACATTACCAGAAACAACACATGTACCAATAAGGTTTACAATATCAACTATTGCACGAGAATCAAATTTATCTCCCGCTCTAGATCCTATTATTTTAGTGATACGGGTATGTAAATCAATTAATGGTGCTGGTCCACTGGCTACCCCGCCAAAACCCTTAATAGGGGCTCCTAAAGGCCTAATAAGGCTATATTCAAACTGCTGTATGGGTTGGTTTGGGCGTAAATATGAATTGATCAATAATCTTACGGACTCAACCCATCCTTCTCTAGTATCTGGAATTTCATATACTGAAGGTGGCTCTGTTGGATCACAAATTAACATTTCTTTTTCTTGTCCTAATGTGTCAAAACCTACACCTATGCCTAACATTAATGCATCCATCACCCAAGCAAACAGGGCACCTGGATCGTTGCGATCGAGATCTCTGGTAGAAACCATAGCGCAATTTTGCAGCGCTGAGGAATTACGTTTTTCCATAGTCATTGGTGTACCAAAAGCCCACAAGCCACGGCCAGGGGGAGTCCACTTAAGATTAAACATTCTGTCATAAGCCTCTTGTGCTGATTTTTGAGCCTTATAGTCATTCCAAGGAAGACGGTTTTCTTTGGCATGATTTTTTTGTACTGAGTACATGCCTTCAATTACACGCTTACAAACCTCGTACCATCTTTCTTTAGTTCCATCTTCTTTCATTCGAGAATATGTTCGAATAAAGGTGATCTCTCCTAGTGAGTTAGTAGCAGCATCCTTAAATCCAAATGGTGCTTCGAGTTTTTGATAACTCTCTATAAAATCTGATGATAGTTTAAAAGAAAAAAAGTCTGACATATGCGTAATCTCCATTTATTGTAGTTGCTTAAGTATAGCAGAGTTTTATAAAACTAAAAACTCTACATAAAGTATAGATATAGAGTTATTGAAATCTAACAACTGAACTATCTTTAGACCTACACTTATTACATACATTATACATTGTTTTTGTATAAGGACAATGAATTTTTTCTTTTTTATGTAAACTGAATAGGCAAATTAATTTATTTGTACTTATTTTTTTCATACACTACAAAGGCATCCATTTATTTGGCTTTACTCCAA